ACCTTCCACAATATCCTTCGATACGCCGCCGATGAGTATACGCTCCTCAACGGAGCCGACTTGTCGAACCTCATACACATAACCTGCATCGAGAATTTTCACGTATAATACACCCCCTTGATCGACCATCCGATATTGCTGGGAGAGCTCGATGTGTTATTTATACGAACTATCAGACTGGTGTTGAACTTAATAGGTGTCGAAAGGGAAAACATCCCCGCAGTACCATTTCCGGAACCCGTAGACGGGTTTCCGTTACCGACATATACTGGCGACCTTGCGTAATTTGCGTTTACGGTATAGAATTTTTTCTCTACCCCATCAACCACAAGCGACACTCCAGCATACCCCACCTGGCTTCCACCCATAAAAACGTCCAATTGCCCGAGTACGCCCGACCCGCTTAATGAAACTACATCAACGTAGCTTGAACCGTTAATATAGATAGCATCACTATATGCAGTTATTGGATTAACTGTCATACTCGTAGGGTCAAATCCCACCGGTTTCCACCCCGTTCCGTCGTTAATTTCGAGGATGCCCGAGTTACTCCTGATATTCAGCCCGTTAAGGGTAAGCGTGCCGTCAACCTTTACGTTCCCATCCGACATATCAATAACAAGCAGATCCCTTATCCACGTTGAGCCATTAAACTGTTGAATCCACAACTTTCCACCGTCATTGATGATGCGAAAGTCCTTTGTCCTGTCATCCGAATCCCAGAACCAGAGGGTCGGCTGAGCACCAAGCAGCGCAACCGGCCCCGTCACCGTGCCGCCGGTCTTGTCCAGCTTCCCTGCCAGCGCCGCATTGATCGTCGCCGCGAAGTTCGGGTCGTTGTTGATCGCCTGCGCCAGCTTCGCCAGCGTATCGAGTGTGCCGGGAGCCGCACCGCGCAGCGCGGCGATAGCGTTGTCGACGGTATCCTTCCGAGCGACATCATCGCTCGCCGCCGGCGCCCCCGCCTTAAAGCGTCCATTCGGGTCGCGTTGCACAATCGTGTTCGGCGTGGCCGCGCTTGTTGTGCTGTCCAGTTTCGATTTATCGGCTGCCGACATGAAGCCAGCAGTGGTTTGCGTAGCTGTCGCATGTAAGTTTCCACCGCCGCGGTTCCCGTGAACCGTATCGTCGAAGGCAACCCCAATCGTCACTTTGTCGTTGGTGGCGTCCGGCGTGAGCGAAATACCGGAACCAGCCACCAGTTCCAACGTGTCGCTTTTCGAATCCGCGGCGATCGTCGTCGCGCCCACTTTTACGTTCGTGAAGGCGTTCTGGTTGACCTCAGCACCCGCCGCAATTCCGTCCAGCTTAGCTTTGTCCGCGGCGCTCATCCTTCCATCCTGCGAAGGCGTGGCCAGCTTTGTCACCTCAACGTCCAGTACGTCGGAATTGTAATTCAGATCGTCGATGTCCACCACATCTGAACCTTCGGGCTTTCTGAGCCCCAAATTTGGTGTTTGTTGCACGTTCCCCACGCTCCTTTATCCGTCATATCTTTTGAGCTCATCCCACGTTTTCGTCCCTGCAACCGCCCAAGTCAAGCTTTTCAACATATCCCATGTCGTGTACGTGTATTCGAAGCTGTACACAAGGTGAGCAGGCTTGATCTGCTCCAGCATGGCGATAAACCCCGGCATGTTCGGCGGTATTCCCTTCACACCAATGAACTTCACCACGAACCGGTGTTCCAACGGAAACTCGATCACGTCCACTTCGCCGCCGGAAAAAGCAGCCGCGGCGGTTTTGATCATCTGTTTGGTCGTTGTTCCGGCGCCGCGGAGCTTGGCCAGAATGATCTCTCGTCGGCGTTCAACCGGTTTGGTTGAGTCAGTGGCGAGGCCCAGCTCACTTTCCCACAGGTCAAGACCCCAAGTTGACGTCGAAACAAAAAACTGCTTCAGAACGCTGTCATTTTCGTTCCAAAGCAGTCCTATTTCTTCACCCGCCGTTTTCATCATTTCCCGGAAGTCCCTGATCTGCTGGTAAAATTCGGGCAGGTAAGACATTAGATCAACCGATCGATTCTCCGATTGCTTCGAATCGCCATTCTCCGCATAGAGGGATGATCCATATAACAGTTTTCCGTACACGGATTACACCCCCTTGAGCTGGTTCCATGTAACACCTGGCCCCAGCTTGGACGCCGCCAGATCATACGCCGCTTTCACCGCGCTGGGAGTTGCCGCCTGCGTGGTGCTGGTGCTGTTGACGGAGCTGTTCAGCTGCACAATTCCGGCAGCCGACGTGGAAGCAGCCGGCAAGCGTGCAGCCGCAATTATTCCGCTGGTAATGTCGCTCGCGGAATGGGTATGTGCTGATGGAGCATACGTACTCGGTTTTCCCGTCACCCCAGACCACGGTACGCTGTCGGCCGTCTCCGCCGCATCGACTTTGCCGTCGGAATCCGTATCGTAAATGGATTTGAGCATGTCCCCAACGCTTTGAGCGGCGACCAGAAGCTGATTCCCGGTTGGCATACCGATGTACAGTTTGTTCGTATCTGTACAGTAGCCGAGTTCACCTATATCGAGCACGGGAAGCTGCGCTTCCAGTCCTCTGCGGATTTTGATGAGCGCTTTTCTTGGCATCGGCTGTCACCCCAAGCCTCAGAATGTTCCGCCGTCGATCACAGCCACCATGAGCCGGTTTCCGTTCGCGGAATCGTACACGATACTGTCATTGTCAATGTTCACAGATACGCCGTTTCCATTGACCGTGATACCGTTGTACGCTTTCACAGACACGCCGTTGCTATCAACATTGATGCCATTATACGGCTTCACAGCCACAGCATCAGCCGAAACGGTAATACCATTTCCGGCACCGACGTTCAGTGTAACTGTGTCCGCTTGGCCGCCGCCGGACAATCCATTACCAGCCACGATGTTCTGCAACGCAGCGCCACTAACCACCCATGCCGATCCATTCCAGCTATAAAGTTTTGCTTCGACGTCGACATAAACCGTCCAGCCTTCGGCGGGCGTGTAGAAAGACCACGACGACCCATTCCATTCAGCGATCTTGTTTGCTTGCCCAGACCATGCGCCGGATGCGCCGGAAACAGGAACGATATAACGATCCCCAACAGTCGGGCTTGAAGGCGGCGCGGTCGTGGTGCGGCTTTTCACACTGTCCTGAAACTCCATGCCACGCTTCGCCAGTTCAATCTCGTTCCGGATTTTCTGCGCGCTCCAGAGGTCAGTCGGGCCGGTTCCGGAGTCGTTGATTTGCCGGTGGATGGCAGCATTGTCGATATGATCCCGGATTTGCGCGGCGGTTGCAGTCTTGGTTCCGTCCGAGACCTTGTTTACGTGGCCGCTCGTGATGTCTTCTTTCAGAACCTTCCCATATGTGCTTCCGTCTGGAAGCTCGTCGAGATTGACGATAGTGAGCTTTTGCCACGTCCCGACATCCACATACAGCACATTTTCGTTCGTCGCAAAATAAAACCGCCCAGAACCAGTCGGATTCGGGCGGTTTGCCAGCGTGCCGGACATTACGCGACCGACCAGAACATTCGTCGATCCGTCACCGATGTAAACTTCCTTCGTGTCCGTGCAAAAGCCCATTTCACCCTGCTGAAGCGGGCCGTATGCATCCAGTTGTGCTTTCGTTCCCCTTCTGATCTTGATTACTTGTGCCATCAGTCATCGCTCCTTTCAAATGTTCCTCCATCAACGACCCCCTCAGACTTGTACCTTTCCAACTCGGTCTGCGTGGCCGTTATGGCGTCTTGCAATACATTCACATCATCCGCTTCCACAGTGTCGCCGAGCGTCTCGTAGGTAACGTATACCTTTGTTACATCTGCAAAAATGCGGATTATCCGGCGCCAAGGCATATCTACAGGAACCGAAAGCGTCCATGTGGCGACTTCCTGACCCGTGAATTTTGGCCCCGTGTATACTTTCACGGTGCTGTTGATGATGTTGTCGTGCGCGAGAAGCCCCTCAAAAACCCCGTTGATGAGCGGAATTTCTTCTTCTATGACGTATACGCCGTCCTGCTTCTTGTTCAGTTTCTCAGGAAAGACATCGATCTGATCTGGATACGGCATGTGTCACACCCCCAAGGTCACCGTACCGAGTACAGGCACTTCATCATCTTGAAGTGGAATGTTGGACACGCCTCCATTAACCAACAAATTGGTGTAATCCACCACCCCCGGCGTCCCAAGCAGCAGTGTACCGATCCGGGCATAGCTCACATAGGTAAGCTCAAAGGCTGTTTCGCGTAGGTACGCCTCTAGCTGCTGCACGAATGCATCCTGCACCTGCTGCAACGTGTATCCCGTCGCAAGCGTGACGGTGGCCGTGACATCAATGGGCTTCCCCGTTGCCGAAACGACGGTTACCGCGGAGCCGATCGGGCGGACTTCTTCGATATGCGCAGCCACGGCATCGACCAAGCTCGGCGATGCAGGCCGCCGGTCCGAATCAGTTATGATCACTTTCACCGTTCCCGGACCGTTCCAAAGCGGCATCACCTTTGCCGTACCCACCCCGATCACTTCCGTCGCCCAGCGCTTGTAATCGGCCACGTTGCCGCTGGTGCCGGGTTCGCGGACTTTTTGGAGGTAGCGGGCCCGAAGCGATTCATCCGATTCAACATCCTCACCCGGTACGATCACGTCGGTAAGCTCGGCACGAGCCAATCCCACAATGTAGTCAATCGGCAAGAGTGATCCGAATACGGTATTCCCGATTTCCCCTGCCGTTTCGCATTCGAGCTCAAATTCGCCGGCAGCCAGCCTTGAGCGAACCACGAAATTCACCTGTTCGCAAGAATACCGGCTGCCGACCGGAACGTCGAAAGGCTGATTGTTTGCGTCCCAGAACAATCCTTTTCGCTTTGCTGCCGTGGCTGGTTTCCGAGTGACACCCATATCCGAGGCCTGTAGGTCGAGATAGACACCACTGCTCGTTTCGCCAAAGGCGAGTCGCAGGTTGATGTCCAACTCCACATACATCTGCGCCAATTCCGCAGCAGCCGGCGCCAGAGCGTCATAGATGACCGACCCAGGCCGTTTGTCTATATCGTTTGGCACTCGGTCCAGCATACGTTGCAGGATCGCTTCGTACGTCTGAAGCTCATACATGCACCGTCACCTCCTGCTGGAATGATCCGAACGTCGACACAACGGTGAACCGGACCGTCGCGGTGTCCCCAGTGATGTCGATCTGAAAATCCGTTACGCTGTCGATCCGGTCGTCCTGCGTCAGCGCCTCGGCGATCCGGCGGCGCAGCTCGGACTGAACGAACACGGGATCCCGGCCGACCAGGCTAGCGAGCTCCACGCCGTAGTCCGCGTCATAGATCAGATACCGGAATCGTTCGGTCTGAAGGATTTTGAACACCGCCTGCCGGACCGCTTCCAGCCCTTCGATCATCCCTGTGACCCGACCGCGCTCGAAATCCAGCCGCCATGTCCGGGACGGCAGTTCGACGGTATCAATGTTCTGCGAGTCGATACTTCCGCCTGCTGGGATCATCCGCTCACCACCTTGTCCAAAATGAGATATTTCTGACCACCCTGGACCCTGAGAAGAACGACCCGGTCACCGACCTGCAACCCAGGACGGATGATGTACTCGGTGCCGCCGATCGTCACTTTCAGTTCAGCTGTCGCGGCTGTTTGCACTAAAAAATCCGCATCGAGCGTGAAACGTTGATCGACGTTCACCTTAAGTGGATTGGTCTTCGTGACGGTCCCGAACATCACCGCCACCAGATTGCTGGCCACGACCGCATCCATCGCGGCTTTTTTGATCGCTTCCAGCATTTAGATCACCTTCAATGTCAGACTCATCGTGTGGTCAGCGCCATCAAAACGATGCCTCACCTGATCCACCATCATCGGCTGGTTAATCCCTAGCGATTCGATGACGATCGGCAAATACATTCCGGCACGGACCCGAATGTCGCCGACGGCGTCGAGTTTCAACGTGCGCTGCTCCCTGTTTTTCAACCGCGCAAGCTGCTGCAGCATCTCATCGATCTGCGCCGCGTTCTTCTCCTCGTCCACACTCTCGTACAGCTGCAGCACACCCCACCGGGCGATGTTTGCGCTGTCCTGAATCATGTATACCTCACGCTTACCGGTGTCCTCGTTGTCCCGGTACAATTTGATCCGATTGTAAGTGTCCGAATCGATGTCGCGGCCATATTCAAACCCAGTCATCAGGCTGCTGTCGCCGACGTAAAACCCGGTCTGGAAGCCGGTCACGTCCCGGAGGGAAAGAGCGCCGAAGTCATCGAAGAAAACGAAAAACCGCCCCGTGGCGGTCATGGTGAGCGTATTGGCTTTTTCGATGATGTCGAGAAGCGTCTGGCCGTCCTCGACCATAGACGGGATCCGGTATCCGGTGTCATCGATACGGCCAACCTTCAGATTGAAATCCGCAGCAATCCTCCGGATGACGTCCCCGGTAGTGGCGCCTTTGAACACGTAGGTATCTTTGTTGAGCAGGTACCGTACCTGGTCATACGCCTTGACGTTGATTTCGGCATCCTGGTTCTGTTTGACGGCGAACACGTAGCCATAAAACACGTTGACGTCATCCTTCCGCACCCGAACGATGTCGCCGTTCTGGACCGTAAATGCCCGGTCCTGGTAGACGCCGCTTCCGATTAGTGTGAAATCCACGCTCGCCGGCCGACCGACGCGGGTCGTCGTCCAGGACAGGTCTTTGGCTATCTCCGAAACATCCCAGACGCGGCCGTTTTTGTTGTCAATGAGAATTTCAAGCATACACGGCACCGCCGCTTTCAGGCAGTTTCAGCACCATCCCCACCGGCAGGGATTTGAGCTGCGCGTCGCTGATCCCGTTCAACCGCTGAATCTCGCGCCACCTGCTGCCGTCGCCGAGGACCTTCTGCGCCACCTTCCACAGGCTGTCCCCGGCGACGAGCGTGTACGTTTTCGGCGGAACACGCTCATCCGGGCGCTTCGGTTTCGGCTTCTGAACGGTCGTCCCGCCGCCAGTCTGCTGCGCCACCTGCACCCGCCGAGCAGCATAGAACCGGTATTCTTTCAGCCGAAGCGAAAAAGAAATGTCGCCGGGGCTGCCGGCGACTTCCTTCCACTCGAATCCTTCGATGCTGGCTGGTGTGTTGATCTCCATGGTGGCGGTCACGGCCGTGAAACGGATCGGCCGTTTCGTCTCCCACCACTTCGTGATGTAGTCCACATATGCCTTCGGCTCCAGCACAATCGATGCCGTGATGAACGGGTACGGCTGCGCCGGAAACAGGCTCTCGATAGTGTACTCCGCCAGCTCCCGATCCTTGATAACATTGATTTTTCCCAGGCCGGAAACGTCATGCCCGGTGCCGTCCCCGCGGATGCTGGGCCCGATCTCGCGCGGGAGGATCGGCAGCTCGAAGCCTTCCTGCTGATTATTCCAGCTGAGCCAGATGCCGTAGCGGTTGGCCATCAGCCATACACCCCCTGTGCGGACGACGCGATCTCTTCTTCAAGTGTTGTCCTTATCCGTGCGACAATCGTGTCGATGTCATAGCCGTTCCGGATGTCGCCGGTCCGGACATTCACCGTCGGAGTCAGCGTCACGAAGTTCTGAATGCTCTTCATCTCCGCCAGCTCGCGCATCACCTTCAGGTCTTCGCTGGAGATATCGACGGTGTCGCGGATTTTTTTGACTTCGTCCACCTTATCGACACTGATTTTCTCAGGCATGAATTTCTTGTAGTCGTATTTTTCCTGTTCCTCAGCCTCTTTGGCCTCTCTCTCAGCTTCTTCTCGGCCCCGTTTGGCGGCGCGATCCTCGAGAAAATCAAGCACCTTCTGCTCGCGTTCCGCGGCTTTCTGCGCAGCTTTCTCCTCCATTTGGCGGATCGCTTCTTCACCGGCTTGCCGGATGGCCTCTGCTTGGGCCGCAGCTGTTGCTGCAAACTCGACGTGTTGGATCGCTTCCAGTGACACGCCTTTAATACTATTCAATCGCTCGATCAGCCAGTTTATACGGTCGATCACGCCGTTGACGAGATCCTCCATAGTCTGCAGCACTTCGGCTCTAGCATTCCAAAACGCGGTCTGAATCCCGATCCCGACGCGCGCGAAGAAAATGGGGACCTGGTCAAACCAGTTCAGGATCTTATTCCACGCCCTGAGTAAGTTGGCCGCGAATTCGTCGTTGGTCTTCCACAATTTGACGATCCACACAACGATCGCAGTAATGAGGCCAATCAGCGCAGCGGCAGCCATGATGATTAACCCGATTGGGTTGGCGGCAAGTGCGATATTGAGCGCCCATTGGGCGACCGTCCATGCACCGATGGCTGCGACAACGCCCCACAGGATCGGCTCGATGACCGTCCAGTTGCTTCGGACGAACTCTGAAACCCTTCCGATGACGTCCATGAGTTGGACGGCAGCCACAGCTACATCCGCGATGGTGCGGCCAAGGCTGCGCATGCTGTTTTGCATGCTCGGATCGTTGAGCATCGCGCTGATGCGTTCGATCGCTGGACCAAATTCCTGCAGCATGGAGTTCTTGACCGAATTCCAGATATCGCTGAATGTCCGCGGCATCTGGCCGAACTTGCGTTCGATCTCATCCGCCGCTGAGAACAGCGCCCCCTTGATAATGTCCGCTGTGATCGTGCCCTCAGCGGACATTTCCTTCAGCTCGCCCTTGCTCTTGCCTGTGAAGTCGGCAATGGCCTGCGCAAGCATTGGAGCGTTTTCCATGATCGAGCGGAATTCATCGCCCTGCAGCCGTCCGGCAGCCATCGCTTGCGTGAGCTGATACATGCCGGCCTGCTGCTCCATTGCGCTGGCGCCGCTGATCCGGAACGCCTTTTGCATCAGTTCAGTGAACGCGATGACTTCGTCGGTGCTGGAGAACGCTTCGGAAGCTAGCAGCCCCAGTTTGCCAACCGAGCCTGCCATGTCCGAATAGAGCCCGCGCGCACGGTTTGCTGCCGCGAAAATCTTGTTTTGCAGCTCCTCAGTCGTTTGCATACCGTCATTTACCAGATTGAGACGAGCGAGAGTATTGACGTATTCGTCGCTGATTCGCGCGACCCCTCTGGCGCCCTGTAAGCCGAGATACGCAGTCACAGCACGCTTGATAGTGCTTGCCAGACCATCCGCAGCCCCTCTACTCTCGCGTAGGCGTTGCAGCCAGGTCTGCTGATTTTGAGCACCCTGCCTAGCCGCGTTCGCGCTCTGGCGCAGTGACTGAGTGTACTGCGTGACGGCCGCCCGCATGTTATGCATTCCGCGGCTGATGCGGTTTACGCCGGCGTTGGTCTGCGTCAACAGTTGGTTCGTCCGCCCGATCCCGCTGTTGATCTGTCGGACCTCATGGGTCAGCTCGTCGAATTTCGCGACCATCGCCTGTTCAAGCATAATCAGCAGTCGGTTATTGCTGATCATCTGCTGCTGTCCTCTGATCGCCTTCGCCGGAACGATGCTTTTTGTGGTCGCCGAAGCCGACGCCGCCGGCACCTGCATGGATTGGTTGACCCGTTCGGCTGTCGATATATATTTTTCCATCTGCCGGATGATGCCGCCCAGCGGCCCGCTCATCGCGTCCATCATACGGATTGTCGATGACAGCGTCGTCACGGCGCCAACCTCCTTTCATCGCTTCCTTGGCTTCTGCATCGCCCGTCTCTCCGCCGCGATCCGCTCGTCGATGCAGGCGATGACGAACGCCTTCTCTTCCCGCGGCAGATTCACGAACTGGCTCGGGAGGATGTGAAGCTTGTGGAGGGCGTAGTAAGCGTAGTTCGCTTCACTATCGCCCTCCCGGATCAGTTTTTTGCCTCTTCCACGAGCTCGTCCATCTCGACATCGAAGCCGCTCAGCTCCTGGATCTTCTGCGCGAGCGTCGCGACTTCGCCGGCGAGCAGCACCTTCTGGACATACTCTTCCGGCGTATGGCAGCCGAGCTTCTTGATGCTTTCCGCATCCTTAAAATTCGGGACGATCGTGTGGTTGACGACGACCTTCAGATTGAACTTCTGCGCATCAAATTCAACCTTCCGGCCTTTCCGGATTTGCATCGACGCTCGGCGGATCTCGTCGAACTCCGCGGACGTCATGGCCTTGATCTTGAACTTGAGAAGGTTGCCGTTTTCGTCCTTGAAGCGCGACGAGATGAGTACTTCCTCGGTCAGGTTGTCGACCGGATGAGCGTTGAGAAACTCTTGAAGATTCATCGTTCATTCCTCCTGAATAGAAATATGGGGCGCCCAATCAGGCGCCCGTGATGGTGTTGAATTCGTCCAGCATGTCGACGTCGCTGAACGTGAATGGAAGCTCTTCATCGAGCATATCGTCGCTTGTCGCGTCGAATTTGGCGATGACGACGCTGTCCAGGTTGCAGTTTTTCAGCGTGATCGATTGCTTGCCTGCGCTCGATCCCGGTTCTTCGTTCACGACGAGCAGGTCAAACCAGAAATCGCGGCCGGTCTTGACGTATTCGATCATGAGCCGCCGGAACACCGACGTCACATAGTAAATGGTCAGCGTGCCGCTGCCGGACCAGCCCGCCGACCGCTGCGGCGTGTTCGTCTTGCCGAGGATCGGCACGTCGACCTTGTTCTTCTCGATCGTCGCCTCCAGCGACTTTGCGTAGAAGAGCTCTTCTCGCTGGCCGTTGATGGTGATATACGCCCGGGCCTGTTTGCCGGATATAGCGTCGCTTTCGCGGAAAAACACTTTGCCTCACCCCTTACCGGACCGTCACGGTCATGTAGATTTTCTCGATCGAATCGACCGGCTGCACCCACTGATTCACGACGACGGCATCCGAGTCCGCGCCCGGCAGCACTTCGATGTCCGTCTGCGGATCGAAGTTCTGCACCGCGCCGATGTTCTGGTATTGGTTCGTGATGTTAATGCACTCGGACTTGAACAGATTGCGGCCGTCGTCGTTGTTCGGCACCTTGCCGATGTAGGACTGGCTAAACACGCGCAGATAGTCGTTGCCGAGACCGTCCAGCACCCTCAAAACGCGGTTCTTTCTGAACGCCTTGCCCTTCTCCGGCGTGAAATTCTTCAGCGTGTTGATGTCCTGCTCTACGACCGCCCGGCCGTCGATGCCTGTGAACACGAACTCGCCGTTTTGCAACGCAGCAACGATCTGGCTGTTCGTGTACCGCGGCGAAGCGTCCACGGCGCCGTCATAGGCGTCATAGGTCAGCGACTGATTGGCGGCGGCACCGGCCGTTGCCCCGGCCACCCAGGCAACTGCTTGCGCCGCGGTGAGCGTCGTTCCGTCGGAGAGCACGACGCCATTCTTGACGCTGATCACGCCTTCATAATCGGCTTCCGGATAGTTTTCCATGACGATCTGGATCTTCTTGCCCTCGTCGTCCCGGAGCCGTCTGGCGAACGACACGAACACCGCTTTCGTCGCGCTGTCCGTAGCCGTCAGGCCAATGGTGTTGAATTCGTAAACCTCAATGGCGGCCAGATAATCCAGATAGTCCTGCTGGGTTACGGAGCCGTCATCCCCGCCAGTCAATGGAGTACCGGCAGTTGTGGTAAGCGTACC